CGAAGGACAACCCGAGGGACGCGTTCGACATATCCTCGCTTCGCGGTGGAGCGCGGGAACTGTGGCACAGCCGCGACTTCCTGGTCGCGCTCGCAGGACCGTCGGAGACAGGCAAAACGTACGGTGCGCTCAAGAAGGTCAACGCACTTCTGTGGAAGTATCCCGGCGCGCAGTGGGTAATGCTCAGGCTTACGTACAGTTCGTGTATCGCAACCTGCCTGCTGACGTACAAGCGCATTGTTGGCGAGAACAGCAAGATTAAGGCGTACGGTGGCGAGAAGCCAGAATGGTTTGACTACCCGAACGGGAGCCGATTATGGGTTGGTGGCCTCGATAATCTCGCGAAAGTACTGTCGGGTGAACGCGACGGATATTACATCAACCAGGCGGAGGAGTTAGGCTTAGATCACATCGAGACCATCACGACGCGCGCTACCGGACGCGGCGCCGTGATGCCGTACACGCAGGTGATCGTGGACGCAAACCCCGGTCCTCCGTCACACTGGATCGTTACCAGCCCTCATATCAGGCTGCTTGAGAGCAGGCACGAAGATAACCCAACGCTGTTCGATTTCGCGCCGGACGACGTGGCGGAACAGTGCGAAGAATGGCCCGATCGGGCTTACAACGGGCGAATAGGGCGATGGACAGATCAGGGGCGACGCTCGCTCGAAATCCTCGGCAATTTGACCGGACTGCGACGCGATCGGCTTTTCTTGGGTAAGTGGGTCCAAGCAGAAGGTGTTGTTTACGACACCTTCGACTACAAAACCCATACCGTGCCAGACTTTAAGATTCCGAAGGATTGGCGACGAATTAGAGTCATCGACTTCGGGTACGAGAACCCCTTCGTCTGTCAGTGGTGGGCGATAGATCCTGACGGCAGGATGTACCTGTACCGTGAAATCTACTTGTCGCACGTCCTTGTGAGCGAGATAGCCCGCGATATCCGAAACCTGAGTGTGGATGAAAAAATCGAGTGTACGATCTGCGACCACGACGCGGAAGATCGCGCGACGCTGGCCGCAGAAGGTATTCGGAGCATTCCGGCGTGGAAGAAGGTTAGCCCCGGCATCCAGGCGGTTCAGGATAGTCTGAAGGTAGCAGGCGATGGTCGGCCTCGGCTGATGATTCTGCGCGGTGCGCTCGATGCGGCGAAACTGACGTTTCCGCTTAAGATGCCGGATGCGGACCTGGCGGAAAAGAAGAAGCCGACGCGGACAGCGGAAGAGTTTACGTTCTACGTATGGGCCAAGGATCAAAGCGGAAAACCCAATAAGGAAGAACCCGTCAAAGAATTCGATCACGGGATGGACGCCTGCCGCTACGCCTGTGCGTATGTGCGCGGACTAGCGAAGAAACGAATACGGGCGGCATAAGAACACCCTATGGCACAAGAACTAGTCAAAACGAAGGTTGCCATAGCGAAACAGGATGACCTGCCGGGGTTCTGGCCGAAAGTCCATGCTGACCAGAAGATGGTCTTCGATCAGGGTTCGTGGGTCAACAGCAACCTTAGCGGAAATCTCTACAGCAGCGGCAACCAACTCTACGACATCAGCCCAGGGACCGCCGTCAACTACGGACGGCTCGCGGGGCCGTATTGGGCGAACAGTGCAGCGCAGGCCGTCTTAAACTGGATCATCCGAGCATGGCCGGAGAGTTACCCGTGCGTCAAGAAGCCGGGTGATGGCGGGAAGAAGCTCGTCGTCGCGGACCATCCGCTCACGCGCATCCTGATGAACCCGAACGACTTCGACGACGACACGACCCTCTGGGGCGGCACCGTCATCAGTTTCTGGTGCGAAGGGAACGCGTACTGGCAGATTATTCGAGATCGAGGCGGGCGCGTCGCGCAGTTCGACTACATCCCGCACTGGGCGATCAGCCCGTACAGGCACCCCGACAGCAAGAGCCGGGGGCCAGACTACTATCGCATGTGGACGACGACCGGGCCGATCGAAGTAGACCCGTCCGACATCGTGCATTTCCGGTTCGGCGTCGATCCGTACAACGACCTGCTCGGCATGTCGCCGTGGAACAGCGTCAGCCGGGAAGTGTACACCGATAACGAAGCGTGTAACTATACCGCGACGACACTCCGAAACCGGGGCACTGCGTGGATGATCGTCTCGCCTTCTGCGGCGGACGGGGAGATCGACGAGCCGGAGACGGTGAGGGATTTGATCGAGGCGCGGACGACGGGCGATAATCGCGGGCGCGTCGTCGTGCTGACCGGGGCCGTCAAGGTCGATAGTCCGGGTCCGATGAAGGACATGGAGATCGACGCTCTGCGCGGCATCCCCGTCAATCGTATCTGCGCGCTCGCGGGGATCTCGGTCGATAGCCTCGGGCTAGGAGACGCGGCCGATCACGTCACCTTCCAGAACCAGAAGGCTGCGAACGCCGCCTCGTGGAACACGCTGGTGGCTGTGCAGCGCATGATGGGGCGGCAGCTCACCAAGCAGGTGCTCTGGGAGCCGAAGAACTACAACGTGCCGCCGCTCACGCTGTTCGCTGGGTTTGACCACAGCGAAGTGCGCGCACTCGAAGACCAGAAGCGCGAGGAATGGGACCGTATCATCAAGGCTGTGAAGGAGGGCACTATCACTCGCGACGAAGGCCGCGAGGAGATGGGCTACGACGCCATGACCGACCAGCAGAAGACGGATGTCGAAGAGTACCTGCAGTCGTTTCTGCCCGAGCCGCCCGTGCCCGCTGAACCGAAGCCGATGGCGGCAGTTCCCGCTCCTGCGGCGGCGACTAATGGGAACGGGACGGGGAAGGCGCACGAAGCGAATTTGCTGCAAGAGATACAGTCGAGTATAGGAGCCTTGTATCGTTCATGATAACTCCCGAAACCCACGACCACGCCCTGAATTGTGAAACCACGCTCGGGCGCGGCTGCGACTGCGGATTGACTGGCATGGCAGGCGTTGCGTGCTATGTGGAGGGCGCGGCGGTCTATAAGACGCCGGTCGAGCGCAGCGCGTCAATTAAGACACCGCTTGCCGATTACGCAGCCGCTCATCCCGAAAAGAGCATCACCGAAATTGGCGAGGAATACTATCGCGCGAAGTCCAGTATGGCTGAGGTGACGGACTTTCTTCGGCGGAAGCGGCGAGCGAATTGGGGCGATACAACCGAAGTGCCCACTGCAAAGGGGATGGACGCGCTTGCCAAGCCCTTGCCGACAGCAGCGGATGCTCGCGAGCAGTTGGCGAAGTTCTTCTCGGGTAGAACTTTTGACGAAAGCGCGAAGAACGTCGGTGACGCGATCGTGCAGGCGGCGCTTGAGAAGCAGGTGAAACGATTCCCTATTCCGGCTGAACTCGCGGAAGTTGCGGTGCTGCTAGAGCGCAGGATGGCGGAACTGAGGAATATGCCGAAGACGGAGATTATTCTCAAGAAGTAAGCGTTCGCTAAAAACTGAAAATGGCTGTTCACCAGCCTGCGCATAGCTAGCCCGACGGGGCGAAAAGCGTTCCTCCAAACGCTTGCTATGCGCTTTTTGTCGTTTGGAGGATAAAGCGCCTGGGAGGGGCGCAAACATGAGCGAATTAGCATTAGTGTATGACGTTGTAGCGGAAATCAATGAGGAACATCGGGCCGTTCAGTCAGCATATCTTTCGGGACTGCCGCACGCAATTCGTGCGGGGGAATTGCTTACAGAACAAAAGGGCAAGGTTGAGTACGGTAAATGGATTGAATGGGTAGCGCAGAATTTTGAGGGAAGCCATAGGACGGCCAATCTCTATATGCGCGTTTATGAGCGCAGGTACGAACTACTGCAAGATTCGCAACGCGTTGCGAATCTTAGTCTGCGCGAAGCTGTTCATATATTCAACAAGCCAAAAGAATTGCCGCCTCCGCTCAAAATTGAGTTGGCAGCATTTACGCCGGAACCTCTGACAGAGGAACCGGCGTTTTTTAGTGCGCCTGCTTATACTGACGCGAAGTCATTTCATGTAGACAGTGACGGGCTGAAGCGGTGCGAAGTCAATCCATCACATATTTGGGCGGCAGACTTACCGTATTGCCCCTACTGTCACATTTCGCCGGAAGCGCGGGCGCAGTGGGCCGAAACAACGAAATGGGGCGAAGTTGAAAAGACAGCGCACGTCTCCTACAACGCCGGAAACAATGAATGGTATACACCGAAGGAGTACATCACTTCTGCAATCGCCGTCATGGGCGGTATCGACACCGATCCTGCATCCAGCGCAGCGGCCAATGAGGTTGTCGGCGCGGCTCAGTTCTTCGATGCTGAGACAGACGGATTAAAGCAGTGTTGGCAAGGCCGGGTATGGATGAACCCGCCGTATGCAGGCGAACTCATCGGCCAATTCGCTTCAAAACTGGTTGAGCATTTCCGCGCCGGTGATGTGACTTCGGCTATTGTGCTCGTGAACAATGCCACGGAAACGGCATGGTTCTGCAAGATTGTTGAGGTTGCCAGCGCCGTAGTGTTCACGCGGGGCCGCGTTCGGTTTTGGGAACCGGGCGGCAAACTCTCCGCGCCATTGCAGGGGCAGGCGATTATCTACCTTGGGCCAGATCGTGATTGGTTCTTAGAATCGTTCTCTGTCTACGGATGGGGGGCGACACTGTGAGGGATTTTCGTAGGCAGCTTCTAATAGGCAAAATGGGCGAAAGCATCATAGCGCTGTGGTTGAAGTCGATTGGTTTCCATGTTCTACCGGTGTACGAGAAGGAAACCGACGATCATAAGGGACCACAATTCTTCTGTGATGGTGAAGAATTAGTCGCGCCAGACATGTTTGTTTTCAACCCATCCGCGCCTTCCGGGTATTTTTGGCATGGGTGGGTTGAGGCAAAACGTAAAACGCGCTTTAGCTGGTACGGCATAGAAAAGAAGTTCGTAACAGGCATAAACCACAATCACTATCTGGATTACCTGAAAGTTCAAAAGTATTCAGATCATCGTGTACTGTTGTTCTTTTTGCATGTGCAGTCAGACACTTGGCCGCGAGATGTAGAGCGTTGGCAAGCCCCGGAGGAATGTCCTACGGGGCTTTTTTATTGTCCGATCGACAAGCCGTTCCTTTACAAATCAACGGACGATGATGGAGTGAGAATGGTTTACTGGCAACACAGCGATTTGACGCAGGCGGCATCAATGGATGAATTGAAGCCGTTTCTACACAAATGAGGCGCGATGAACCGCCGCACGTCAAGTGACACGACCGACTCTGAAGCATTCTTGCTTTTCTTCCAACATCTTCAGGCTGACACAGCCAACACGCTGATCGACACCTACAAGGAATATATTGCCCAGCGCATCTCGCTCACGCAACTCCAGCAGGCATTCGTAACGACGCTGACGGGCGCGCATGTTCAAGCCGCCCATTTAGGCAGGCGAATGGCGGGCGTGACTGACCCGATCCACCCGGCGGATGAGGCGTTCGCACAGACAGTGCTGTTCGAGCAGAGCCGCTACCTGAGCGGGTTGATTGGCGACATTGTAAGCGGGGCGAACAGTGAGGCAGAAGTAATCCGTCGCTTGCGGATGTACGCGACGCGTCTACTTGGGACGTTAAATGGAGCCTGGCGGCTTGCACAGCCAGTCGGCACATTACTCGATTGGGTGTTAGGCGTCCCTGAGACCAACCACTGCCAAACGTGCCCACAGAGAGCCGCTGGAGGTCCGTACGACGCGCATTTAGTGACGTTTGACCCAGGAGACGGGACGAGTGAGTGCGGAGTATTGTGTCTCTGTCGCTGGCAAATCGTCGGAGGTGCGAGCGGACCGACCGCCGCGAGGATTTGAGATGGCCGAAGAAAAGAAACTGATTTCCGAGGGCGACGGCTACGCGCCTCGAAACCCGCGCACGCGGACTGTCGTTCCGTTCCCTAACCGGCCTGTAAAGCCGATTCCTGTGACCGTCAACAAGCCGAAACCGACCCGCGTGAAGCCGAAAGGATAACGACGATGGCCCGATCTAAACCAACTCTGCCGCCGCCGAAGCCCGCGCCAAGCCCGAAGCCTACAGTCGTGCCGTACAAGCCGAACCCGACGATCATTCCGCATCCAAAGCCGAGAGCGATCCCGAAGCCGATGGTGCCGAAGCCTAGCCCGATGTAGAGCGTCCGCCGTTCGCTTTGCTGCCAAGCCCGCGATACCATGCGTCGCGGGCTTTTTCATGCCTGGATTAACTTTATGAATATCGGACTTAAATATGTAACCGAGGCGGAACGCGCGAGGATACCCGACGACTCGTTCGCTGGGCCGAACCACACGTTCCCGATCGATACCCAAGCCCACGTCTTCGCCGCCGCTCACCTCTACGGTCGTGCTGCCGACCCGCAAGCGGTGAGGGCGCGTATCATCGAGATCGCGAAGCGGCGCGGGTTTTCTCTGCCGGAAGGTTGGGAGACGGGGCCGGACACCGATCAGGACACGGATGATAGCAAGCCGGGGAAGTCGGCGGACAACGTGCTCTCGTTCAAGACGGTTCCGTTCGAGCTGAAGAGCGCGAGCGGAGACGGATCGGAGTTCGAAGGCTACGGAAACGCGTTCCATAACATCGATACGGCGCAGGAGATCGTCGCGTCCGGGGCATTCAAGCGCAGCATTGAAAAGTTGATGGCCGAAGGATCGACCGACGTGATTTTTCTGGGGGGCATCAACCACCAGTGGGATAGCCCGATCGGGAAAGTCACTTCCGCGAAGGAAGACGCGAAGGGCCTTTTCGTGCAGGGGAAGATCAGCCCGACGCAGCACGGCAAAGACTGCATGGTGCTCTTGAAGGACGGCGTGCTCAAGAAGATGAGCATCGGCTATAAGGTGCTTTCCGACGAGATGCTGGATGGGCCGAAAGAGGTCGCCGACTACTGGAAGAGCGTCGGGTACAAGCCGTCCGAGAAAGACATTGCGATGTCGCGCAACGGTGCGCGCCTCTTGACGAACGTGCATTTATATGAAGTTTCGCCCGTGGTAGCACCGGCTAATGACATGGCCGACATTACGCGGGTTAAGCGATATACGGCAGGCGATTTGCAGACGAAACGCGCCTTCGAGAGGTTTCTGAGGGATTCAGGACTCTCTCGCACGGAAGCGGTGACTGCGATCGGGTTGCTATTCAAAGGACTCCAGCGGGATGCTGACGAGGCCGCAAGCCCGGAGGTGGAAACGCCTCCCGATGAGCCGGACACACCGACTCCCTCCCCCATCCCGCCAGAGCCAGAAACGCAAGAGAATGAGAAACAGGAGCCGCCTACCGAGGCGGCTCCTGTCGTTGTTGCGGACCCGGTTCCGGTTGTGGAGAAGGCAGACAGTCGGTTGGTTTCGGCTCGTTTCGCCAACTTCCTGACCTTTCAGGCACGCATCGCACGCGTTTAATCGCGATACGGTGTTGGCCTGAGCCGGAGAAACGACACAATGGCTAAATCAGTAGCCGAGATTCAGGCGCTCATTGTTCGAAAGACAGAAGAACTACAGGAGATATTCCAGAAGCACCGCACCGATCAGGTTGACGCAGACGGCAGGCAGATGTACGACATGCCTGCCAATTTGCTGACTGAGATCGACGATCGCGAGAAAGAGCTAATCACCTTTGAAAGCGAGCTGAAGTACGCTCGCGTTCAAGAAGCGCGCATCAGCAACGAGGCGCGTATCGAAGAACTCAAGCAGGTCGATCGCACGACACCGCGTCCGCCAACCGGCCCGATCAATCAGGCGGGAACGCCACGTCGCATCGCAGCTCAGTATCAAGGCAAGAGCCTGGGCCAGATCGTCACCGAGAGCAACGAGTACAAGTTCCGAAACACCGGAAACAAGCACTTCAGCTTCGAACTCGAAGACGTTGACCTCAAGACACTCATCAGCATCGGCGCGGGCTACACTCCCCCGAACTACCGAACTGACATCGTGGTCGATTATCCGAACCGCCGCCTGGTGGTTGCAGATGTAATCCCGAGCGATCCGACCACGCTCCAGGTCGTGAAGTGGATGGAGAACACCACGTTCACGAATGCGGCGGCGAGCGTCTCTGAAGGGGGCGCGAAGCCGGAGTCGGCGCTGGCGTGGACGGAGCGGTCGGCGACGGTCGAGAAGATCGCGACGTTCATCCCAGTCACGGAAGAGCAGGTAGACGACGTTCCGGCGATGATGGGGATCATCAATCGCGACATCGTTCTCATGCTCGGTCTTGAGGAAGAAGTCCTGCTCCTGACCGGCACCGGCACCTCCCCGCAGATGCTCGGGTTCCTGAGCGCGCCGAACATCCAACTCCAGGCCAAGGGCGGCGACGACCGACAGGACGCGATCTACAAGGCGTTCACGCTCGTGCGCTACACCGGGTTCGCCGAGCCGAGCGCGGTTATCATGCATCCGACGGATTGGCAGAACATCAGGCTCCTGCGCACGACCGACGGTCTCTACATCTTCGGGACGCCGCAGGAAGCGGGCAGCGAGAACCTGTTCGGGAAGTCGGTCGTTGTCACCCCGGCGATCACGCAGGGAACTGCTCTCACCGGCGACTTCACGATGTACAGCCACATCAGCCGCAGGATGGGCATCCGCATCGACGTTGCGAACCAGCATAGCACGTATTTTACGAGCAATTTACTCGTAGTGCGTGGGGAGATGCGCGAAAGTCTGGAGATCAAAAGACAGACTGCTTTTTGCAAAATTACGGGGCTTTAGATTGTATTCTGTAACTAGAATATGGTAGTTAAATCTATTCTGGAGGCATACCATATTGCTAGTCACAGAAACGAAGCCGTGCGAGTTCTGTGGGCAACCCGTAACTCGCACACCAGCTCAACAGTATCAGCGGCGGTATTGGACGTGCGGTCGCAGTTGCGCCAACATGCTTCGTATCAGGTTAGGAAATGTGCCCGATGGTTGGCGCGACAATCCCTACCGAGGAAAAAAAGAAACACGTCCGTGCTCGCAATGTGGGACTGACGTTACACGTTATCTATCTCAGGTGAGGGTCGATCGCCCGTGGTTCTGTGGCGCGAAGTGTCGTGGTACTTACACGATGCAACGCCGTGTGGCATCGGGACAGTGGGTGCGACCTAAAAAGAAGCGACGTGGCGAAGAATTCCCATGTGAGCATTGCGGCAAACCTACTTATCGCAGCAAAAGCGGTCAAGGTAGTGGCATTTTCTGCTCGAAGATGTGCTAATCGTTTTCGTGCCAAAACGCCAATAATCAAGCGATGTGAAACCTGCGACAGGGAACTCGTTCTGAAACCCAGCCAGCACAAACAGCGCTATTGTTCCAAAGAGTGCGAGGCGATGGACGATATTAAGCGGCCTCTGGACTGGGAATTCAATGGACGACCTGCGAAATTGACACCCGAAGGCTACGTTATGGTGTGGTCTCCAGATCATCCTAATCGTTCTAATCGAGGGTGGCAATTTCATCACCGCGTAGTGGTTGAACAGAGCATCGGGAGATTTCTTACTCGAAAAGAATGCATCCATCACATCAACGGCGTGAAGGATGATAATCGGATTGAGAATCTCCAGATAGTTTCTCCTACGGACCACAACGTAATAACGCAACGTGAATTGAAGCAGAAGCGCGCAAAAATCGAGAATGAACTAAAGGAAGCGAAAGCGCACATTCTTGAACTAGAACGAAAACTCGCCAGCATCGAATGATCCGATCACAACCGCATAGCATCACTCACCAGCCTCCGGTTATTGGCCGGAGGCTTTGTCTTTACGGGAGGTAACAACCAATGCCAGTGATTGCAAGCAGCACGAATGCTTGGGCCGGGTCCGGCCTCGGCACTCCGCTGCGCAACGCCGGAGCGCCGACCAACGGCACCAGCGGCACTTACGCCAACCAGAACGCAGGCAAAGGGGCGTTGTTGATCGATACGACCAACTCGGTTCTCTACGAGAACAGCGGCACGAGTGCGAGTCCTACGTGGTCGAAGGTCAGCGGTCAGTAAGCAAGATGTGCGGGCGACCGACTTACCGGGAGTTTGGCGGTTGCCCGTGCAGTAAGTCCGCATAGGAGGCGGCAGGTGGATATGAACAAGGTTTACGGGCTATGGCTTGGCACAGGCTGGCTAAAGACGAACTGCGGTCAAGTGGTTCAGTCGCACTCGCCTAACGGAATTCGCGCCCACATGCTTGACGCGCACACGAGTTACGTCGGCTGCGAAGTTCGCGAGATCGGCGAAGACGGAAAGCCTGTCGAGGCAAAGGCCGTCCGCCCGCAATCTAACAAGATGATACGACCCGACCAGGACAAGTAGGCTCATGGGCCAGACTTTTAATCCAACCGGAACACAACTCGGCGCTCGGTTGTATTCGGCGGGTGTTATCTCGGATCCGCCAACGGCAACTGAAGCACAGATAGATTTTGACGGCGCGTGCGAAGCGGCTGTGGACGCCTGGGAGAACATGACCGGGTTTAAGCCGTTCCTTGCCGACACTGTGGACAGCACCCACTACTTCGAACCGGATGGATCGCCGATCGTGGATCTACGCGGCGGCTTCGTGAGCATCACGAGCGTCGCGGTGAATGGAAACGCGGTCACGCTGAACACCGCTTACAGGACGATGCCGCTCAACGCCGCAACGAACGGCAAACCGATCCAGTACCTGAAGTTCGATCGCTACTACGGAACATTCATCTCGTTCTACATCGCACTGCCCGGTCAGGCGGCCCCCATCAGCGTGACTGGTAAGCGCGGGGCGTATGCCAGCTTGTCCGCACTTGCTGTTGACGGTATCCTGTCGATCGCGATCATGAGTCTGCTCGGAGATTTCGAGTTCAGCAAGTTTCGCGGCGTGAAGTCGTGGGTGATCGGCACCGACGAGCGCGTCTACGATCAGCAGGCATTCGCCCGCCTCCAGGCGCAGACGCAGCAGAACTTGACGAAGGCGCTCAACCGATACCGCCGGATCAAGGTGGCGTAAGGCGATGGGAGCACTCGGAGAAGCGCGGCGCGACGAGAACACGTTCATCATCGAAAGCGAAGGCTGTCCCAGCACGCTCGGGAACGGCGAGACGATTAAAGGGTTCTGGCAGAATGCCGGAATTATCGCGATCCAGCGGTTTCTGAACACGAACGAATGGGCGCTGACGGCGTTTGAGGTCCGGCTGCCGTACTATGCGATCAACTCGCCTTATTCCATGAAGAACGGGGACGAGATCACGCAAGGGATTTTGGACTGGCGGTGCGTGATTAGAAATATCATACCGGAACTGAACGATAACGTGGTGATCCAGTGCAATGCACTGGTGGTGCAGACAACGGAATAGCGAGTGAATAGCCGTATAGGAGGCGGCGAAAGCACATGGACGACGAAGAGAAAGTATCTCCGCTTGAGCAAGCGTTTTCGACTTACATCCACTCTGGCCGATACATCAAAACTAAAAACGCGGAAATCGAGCATCTTGCAACCCGACTCGCATCCCAGACGCACGAGCGCAATGAGATGATGAGAGCGCGGGAAGATGCGTTCGCCGTGCTGGAGAAGTATTTAACCGCCGAGGCGATAGCCGAACTAAAGGCGGCACAGCCATGAACGAATTTCTCGCTCGGTACGCCATAAGCGTTTCGGATCTGTTGAGGCATCTGTACTTGCCGTCGATTTCGGCCGCCGTCGATGCACTTTATCAGTCGTGGCAGCGCGGCAAAGTTGTGATGTTCTGCGGCAATGGCGGCAGCGGCTCATCGTGCTCGCACATCGTCAACGACCTGCAAAAGAACGTCGGGCTGGAAACCGGCAAGCCGCTGAAGGCGATTTGCTTAAGTGACGCTGCGCCCCTCGTCTCCGCGTGGGCCAACGATAGCGCGTGGTCGAACGTCTTCGCCCCACAGGTGGAAACGTGGGGCCAATGCGGGTCGGTTCTGGTGGCCGTCTCTGGTAGCGGAAACAGCGCGAATATCTTGAACGCCGTACAGACTGCCTTACAAATGGAATGCGTGAAGACAATCGGTCTTTCCGGCTTCGACGGCGGTCTGCTTGCAAAGGTCGCCGACATCAGCATTCACGTGCCGACCGAGAGTATGCAGCAGGCGGAGGATGCGCACATGGTCATCCTCCACATGCTGTTTCTCGGGCTGGTCGAGCGGATCAAGCGGGCGACGTAACGACAGCACAAATTGCGAGTTCAACAGAGCCGATGGATTAGCGTCCAGCGGCTTTTTCTATGCCCATAGGAGGGGCAATGGATTACAACGTTTACGATAAAGACTACTACGTCAACGGGCCGCAGAGCGGGAAGTCGCTCTACGAGAATTATTCTTGGAAGCCCGATTTGACTATCCCGTTCGCCCGCCGCATCGCCGATTACCTCGGGATCGACGAAGACGACACGATCTGTGATTTCGGTTGCGCTCGCGGGTATCTCGTGAAGGCGTTCAAGCAGCTCGGTTACCGCGCCTTCGGTTTCGACGTGAGCGATTGGGCGATCAGTAACGCTGATGCGGAGGTTGCAAACCGTGTGTGGCTGATCCGGTCGGGCACGACCGGGGTCAACAACTTCGAGGCGTCGGCGAAGAAGTTCGACTTTGTGATTGCGAAGGACGTTCTCGAACACATCCCGGATGAAGAACTCGCGCGCACGATCGACACTCTTATGAGCAAGGCGCGTAAAGCGGTGTTTGTCGTAGTACCGCTCAGTCCTAAAGACGGCGAGCCTTACGTCGTTCCTGAATACGAGCAGGATGCGACCCACGTTCAACGCCGGACGCTTGGCTGGTGGGCGAAGGCGCTGACCAGGCCCGGCTTCTGTGTGGGCGCGTGCCATCTCGTGCCGGGGATTAAGCAGAATTATGCAATGTGGCACGAGGGCAACGGATTTCTAGTGTGCCGCAGGGAAGTACAACTTTAGTTTGAGATCAAAGCGCAATAGGAGGGCGCAGAGATTATGCCGAGCATAGCAGCGTGTGCAAACGTGTTCAACGAGTGCAATGCACTCCCAGGTTGGCTTGAAAGCGCGGCTCAATGGGCGGATCACATCACGGTCTACCACACGGGGCCGCAGGGTGAATACTCCACGGACGGGACGATCGAGATTGCCGAGAAGTTCGGCGCGGAGGTTCGGTTCGGCGACATCGACAAGGGGTTCGGCCGCGTTCGAACCGAGATGGTGACGATGTGCCCGACCGAGTGGGTGTGGATTGGAGATGCCGACGAGCGTATCTATAAGACGGCTCCGCGGCTAATCTGTCGCGGGAACGAACTCTATCCGCAAGAACATTATCCGAACTTCGTGGATATGAAGTTAAGCGTCGAGCAGGTCGGGAGTTACGACCAGATCACCACGCTCAAGTCGCAGATGCAACCGCAGTTCGACGCGATTGTAACGAGCCGCAGGCACTGGCAGTCGTGGGGGCACCGAAGCCCGTCGCAGAACTGGCAGATGATTGCCGACTGGCAGGCTCGTATTCTTCGCAACTGCGAGCATATCGGATACCGCCCCGATGTCGCGATGCACGAACAGCTCGTCGATTTCCGAACCGGCGGAACGCCGAACTGGTATCAGCCGACCAACGATAACGTAGAGGTCTTTTTCGATCACTATCATCTCGTGGTGAAGAGAATGGAGCCCGAGCAGAGGCAGCACGACATCGCCATCTACAACTGCATCCACGAGAAGCAGAAGCCGCCGACACTGATGGAGTTTCGGGGCGGGCTGGAACCGACAGGTGACGTGGCATGAGGATCACCATTCTTGCTGATCTTCACGGCTTTCTACCTGAAGAGGTCCCGCCGTGTGACCTGCTGATATTGTCCGGGGACTTAACTGGAGGCAACTGGACAGGTGCTTCAGACGGCACGGAAGCAAAATGGAACGCTTGGCTTTGCGGCGAGTTCCGCGAGTGGCTTCACGGACTTGAGTATAAAAAATGTGTCATCGTAGGCGGCAATCACGACACAGTGTTGCTGAAGTTTTCGAATGCTTTTGATTGGGCGTGGAAAGAAAACGCCACTTACTTGTGTGATAGCGGAACCGATTTCAACGGCGTGAAGATTTGGGGAGCGCCATGGGTTAAGAAGTTTGACTGCCTAGCGTTTAACCTGGATCCTGTTGCCCTTGCGAAGAAATGGGCGCTTGTACCCAGCGATACGGATATTCTCGTTTGTCACGGGCCTCCCTTTATGGCCGGGGACAAGGTGCAGCACGATCATGTAGGCGACACGAACCTGCGGCGGCGAATCGAAGAGATTCAACCAAGACTGGTCACGTGTGGTCATATTCACGAGGCGCGAGGCTTATATCGAATAGGAGAAACCGTGGTCATAAACGCGGCTATTCATCCGCAGATTTTCGTGCTTGAACCAGGTGACGTGGCATGATCCAACTTCATCCATTCGAAGAGTCAGCGGGATCTATCCCGTATCAATACCGCCACAGCCGCTTCATCGGGGCGCTGGTAATGTGGCTACAGCCTGAGACGGTGGTCGAAGTCGGCACTCACATCGGCGCGACTGCGGTATGGATCGCCCGCGCACTGCAACTGATGGGCAAAGGTCGCCTCTACTGCGTCGATCCGTTCTGCTGGACCGAGGAGTACCAGGAGGAACAGTGGGAAGCGAACCTGACGCTCTGCGGTGTCCGCGACTGGGCGACGCTCATCAAAGGCCGCAGCCAGGAAGTCGAGTGGCCGGAGCGCGTTGACTTCGCGTACATCGACGGCAACCATACCTACGACGTCTGCAAGCACGATGTCGAAAAGGCGGTTAAACTCGGCGCGACGCTGATCGCCATTCACGACACGGTGAGCTGGGAAGGGAGCCGCAAGTTCAGCGAGGAGATGCGGGCGTGGGAGGGGTGGGACTTCCTCGAAGAGAACAGCGAGTGCGGACTGCTCGTAGCTAGGAAGCGCGAACCGAAACCGGCGTGCGACGGGCTGGATATTGGTGAAAAATGGGATACTCCTACCGAAGAGGTTGAGAATCGGCGACGTGGGCGACCGATGAAGCAGGTGGTCGGCTGATGCTGTTTCTCAACCTTGGAGCTGGAGACGTACGGCCTGAGCGCCCCTGGCTGAACATTGACAATTTGGCGGACGTTCTCAACGAGCAGACTTACGGTTACGAGTGGGTACTGAACAAAATCGCGAGCGAAGAGAACTATTTCCACATGGACCTTCGCAAACACGATTGGCCGTGGGCGGATGAAAGCGTGGATGGTATTGCCTCGCATCACTGCTTCGAGCATTTCGATGCGGTCGATTTACAGGAAGTGCTTCGCGAGTGCTACCGAATATTGAAGCCAGGAGGAGTTCTTCGATGCTCCGTGCCCGACGCTTCGTTTTACCGCCGCGTTCATCCCGAAGATAACCGCGAGAACTGCGAGCGGTTGTTTGGAGAACCGTTGCGACATGCCGGTTACGAGACGATGATGGGATGGTCGCTCTTTCTTTATCAGGACCATCGGCAAGTGTTTACCGAAGACAGTTTGTGGTGCACGCTTGCCAATCGTGAAAATCCGCGAAAGGGTTCCTTTGCGCCACAGGATATTGTGAGAGCGCCGTTCAAAGAGACGACACGTCCGGGGCACTACTGCGCAAGCGATGTCGCTCAGATCGAGCGGCGGGCGGAGTATTCGCTGATTATGGAGGCTTTCAAAAGCTGAACTTGCCGCATAGGAGGCGGCGGAGATTTTATGAAACTGTTCAAATGGTACGGGTTCCACACCTATATCGGAGTAGCCGAAACCGTGGAAGAGGCACGTAGCCTCGCGATCAACAGTATTCGGAAGTATTACGGAGCATCTTTTTGCGATGAGTACCCACTTACTCACGAAAGAGAAGTTGAGAAAGAACCCGAAGTTGTTTTGGACTTGCCATGCGGAACGATTGTGGTGAATTACGAATGACAGCAACACTCGAAATACCAGCGACGCTCACGAATAGCTTCACGTCTACGGGCGCGAAGCTGTTTCATCATCAGGAGGCAATGCGGACACTGGTAAATGGATACGGCCGCGCCATAACGTGCCATTTGATGCCGACCGACCGCTGCAATCATACGTGCGCGTTTTGCAGCGTGCAAACACGAGCGGGCAATATCTTGCCGATGAGTGCCATGATTGGGTTCATCGAAATATTAGTGCGATACGGGTTAAAAGCCGTTGTGATCTCGGGCGGGGGCAATCCAATTTTGTATCGATGCCCTGAAACAAAGATGGGCTTTAACGATTTGATTGCTCGCATAAAGTGGTACGGACTGAAAATCGGAGTTATCACGAACGGTGCTCCAATGAAGAAGTATCCTTGCGGTCGAACATCGTGGACAACAGTTTCACCTGAAACCCTGGATTCGCTGGACTGGTGCCGTATCAGTATGAGCGGCCTCGATCACAAAGAAGAAGAAGTATTCGTACCTGACTTTGACCGGACCAAAACCACACTCGGCTTCAGCTACATTTATCACGATCTGTACTTTGCGCCTGGAGAAAAAAACCACGGCAAGGTGAGCACGCCGCAAGACCTGCTTCAGTACGGCGGAAGTGGCGGCAGAGCGCCTATTATGGGCCGCGACCGGCTACCGCGCCTTACAGAACAATTTCGCGAGTACGTAGACAAGCATTTGCCGCGCTATCTTCGCCTCGTTGCAAATTGCCTCCAGCCGCATCTCGTGAACGAACGGTGCGACGAATTACAACAGATTGCCGACGCGATAGATCCGTCAAGAGTTTTCGTTCAGCGAAAATTACCGAACCCGCATACGTCTTGCACAGTCGGCGTTTTTCACCCTATCCTGAACTCGGACGGGTTTTTATATCCTTGTGATGCGGTCACATTGAACACTGAAGTGCGGGAGCCAGGGCAGCACGACTTCGGGCCGCAATGGAGAATATGTCACTGGTCCGACGCAGCGTCACTTTACGAAAAGCCAATTCGCACACTCATAGATGATCCGGTGAGTCAATGCCCGAACTGTCTGTTCGGAACACAGAACCGAATACTGGCGGGAGTTGCTGACGGAAGTATTAGCCCGGTTCCGTCAGCAACTCCTCCCGACCACGTGGATTTTATTTAGACTTTCGAGGCTTCTTCATCCCTTGCGGCGGCAACTTCCGACCGCGCGGCGAGATGCCTTTGATGATTTGCTCGTCCGTCCAACCATTACGGCGCCGTGCATTGATTGTCCCGCGTGAAATGTTTAAGTGGCGACCCCATTGGGAGAGCGTCATTCGCAATCCGTCGAATTCGATGAACACACAATCGCTTCTGTTATTGTCCTGATCTTCGCGGGTTGCCCAAATACAATTATCTGGTTCGTAGTTGCCGTCATTGTCTTTGCGCTCTATCGAATGTTGATCGGAAGGCCGTTCGCCCATATCCGCAAGGAAGTTCTCAAAGGAGTTCTTCCACTTGTCGCACATCGTAATGCCACGACCGCCATACCGATGGTAGTTCCTGTTCTTAGGTCGCGAACATCTATCCTTGATGCCGTGCCAAGTACGGTACTCGGCAGATTGTTTTTCATCAGCGGCGTGACCATGATGTGTGACCATCTCACGGCGCAAACAACCGCATGATTTGGTCATGCCGTTCCGAAGATTGCCGTGGCACACGACACATTCTTTTCCACAATCACAACGGCAGAGGAATGTACGTTGCGCACGATCTTTTCTGATTTCGAGAGACACTTCCGAGAGGACAATTAGCCGTCCGCAACGTTGGCCTACGAGGTCAATACGGGGTAAACTTGGCATATCTGCATCTCCTTTCAAGATGGATGCGGATCACGGGACAGAGGCGCTGCGAACGCCTGCTGTCCCTTTTATTATACCTGCTTTGAGATCAAAACTAGCTATAGTTACAAATGTTTCGCCCAGCCGTCCCGTCACCCTAAGCCTCGACCGTTCACTCGGCGGGGCTTTTACTCGCGTGAGCATAAAGCGCATGAAAACCACACCCCTCCTCCTCTCCCTGATCGAAGACCAGGAGAGACGACTTAAGAAAGCGAGAAAGAAGTTGAGCAAACTGACCGATTCGTTGACTAGACTTGACAGTGCCGTCGCCGACCTCAAAACCCGCGTAGACGCGGCCGATGCTGCTAACGCCGGGAAAGATGCGCAGATCACCACGCTGCAGAGCGAGAACGATGATGCAGCGACCACTATCACCGACCTGACAGCGCAGATCGCCGCGATTGAAGCCGGGACATCGCCTGCGACATCGGCAGCAACGCCCGGCCCGTAAATTCCCGCCTAATCGAGACTGCAAGCCCCGTACGTGCTTTCTAGCGCGATTGCGGGGCTTCTTTACGTCACCTGCGTCTGAAGTCGAATAGGAGACGATCAAGACACGATGCCTGCTCATTTTAGCTGCCCGCAGTGCCTGCTCACTATGCCCGTGCCGATCTGCCCGAGTTGTAATCGATTTCTTACCGAAGATGTGGTGCTCGCGGAGTCGCTGATGAAGCCGATAAAGGCTCCCGAGAGGCCGATGCAGTGGTGCACGGCGTTCGGGCACTGGGGCGATATTTTCATGTGCGTGGGTGTGATGAAGGCGATGATGGCGGCAACCGGGCAGGAGAAGATCAATATCCTGTACGTGGGGCCGGATCTGAACATCGTAGATTGGCTGCTGCTCCAGCCGTTCACGGGCGAAGTGATCGGCATCAAGAGCGATAACGGCGACTTCTACAAGAAGTTCTGGTACGCGACGAGTCGCCCGGACAGTGAACCAATGGCATGGCTCGGGATGTTGTGGGAGCAGTATCGTGGGTTACCATCGGCTGATGCTTTCACGCAGACGCACATCAACAGCCAATGGTTTGAGACGCGAACGGGACTGCCAGCGCAACTCTGGCATGACGGCATTATCCCGCAGAAGGACGCGACTGCCGCAGGCCAGTTGATGCAGAAAGTGCTGCCGATTAAGCCGAAGACGCTTATCCACCTGCATCCAATTTCCGATTGGAGCGAGAGTGTCAACAACCACTGGCCGCACTGGTTGGCCGCGATCGAATGGCTGATCGATAAGACGCCGCACACGTACCTGCTGACCGGATTGCACCCGATCATGTTCCTGCCGAAGTCGCCTCGGCTCGTCAACCTGATCGGCAAGACGAAGAGTAATCTGGAAGTACTGACGATCTCTAATTTCTGCGAAGGCGTCATCACCACGCCGAATAACCTTGCGCATTGGAGCGTGATCCAGCGGCAGAAGTGCCTTTGTGTCGGCAACCTCGCGACGCAGTTCCTCTCCAGCTACTACCGACGGTTCCTGCAGCGCGGTGAACGGCTGACATACGTCAATGTGGATTGCACGTTCAGCGGGTTCCAGGCGGCGGCGTGTGAGTGGTTGGAGCCGGAAGCGTGATCGAAAAGATTTGCGACAAGGTCCTCGACATCCTGCAGGCGGACGCGAGCCTCTACGCCGGTGGCAACGCCTATGGCGCGGGCTGGACGGGTGTGCTGCGCCCCGACGTGAGTGGTTCGCCCGCAGCCGGGTACATCAATCTCTTCGACAAGCCGTACGACGACGACGGCAGCAAGCACCGCCCTGCGGTTTATGTGGGAACGCGGGCGATGGAGGCGACTGACAGCCTCGACTTCCCCGTTCAGACGAGCGGCGGGCGTGTCGAGTATCGAGTGCTCGTGGTCCCGCTGATCGTCGCGGTGCAGGCGGCGGACAAGTTCTCGGCGCGCAAGCAGCGCAACCAGCTCCGGCACAACATCAAGCAAATCCTGCTCCAGCAGATCGTTGTTTCCGGCTACTGGTACGAGCTGACGATACCGGGGAACGCGGGCGGCGGCGCGCTGAGCGAGCGCGTGTGGCTCTCGGCGACGGGTGCGAACAATCAGCAGGTGGCGGAAGCGATATGCGTACTGCCTCTCCAGATCAGATATTCGTGGTTCGTCGGGTGTGACGCGTAAGATTTTCGGTTTACCAGTGATGTGAGTAAACGGGGAGCGACCTTCGGGCCGTTCCCTTTTTTGTTGCACTTCCTGCGGCGCAGCCGGAGGACGACGTTTGCAGGGAGGTTCAAAAAACAATGTCTGGTGCACAGAGCGGCAGGTCAAGCGCGGTGGGATTTGCGATCGAGAGCGCTTTTCGATCGGCCCCGCTTACCAACTTGAGCGGGAACGTCTACAACGCGGGCATCGCAGCGACAAACCCGATGCGCTTTATTGGAGTGGAACCGGGCGGCGGGTATCCGACGAAGCCGACGAAAGATGTCGCGAGCACGGAGCAGGATGGCGATTTCGAAGTCCACCGGATCACTCTCACCGGCAAACTCTACGACGGCAAGGATAGTTGGAAACTCGACCCCGAGAACGCCTATTACCCACTCCTCGGCATCCTCGGTCGCGACGTCGAGAGCACGGTTACGTCCGGCGTTTACGACCACGTGATGTACGCGAAGTTCCCGCACTACATGCCGAGCTTTACGCAGGAAGAGAGTTTCGGCGATGCTACCAACGGGCAACTCTCGACCGGCGTCTGTTTCAACGAGATTACGCTGAACCACACCGCGATCCTGATGATGGAGGCGAACTACTACGCCCACCGGCAGATCCCGAACCGCTACCCGGCAGCGGGAGGCGTCGATACCGACTACGACTTTACCAGCACGGCAGGGCTGCTACCCTCACAACTCGGCGGCGACCATACGAAGCAAGTCAAGATCAACCTTTCACCCAACTACGTCGATGTCGCGCAGACGAACTGTGGGAACGGGCCGCTTGTCTTCGCCAACATGTTCAACGGCAACGCCGCCGGTTTCTCTTCCGCCTTC